TTCTCAATGTAGCGAACCACAGCGTTTAGTGTTTCATCGTATGATCTCATATAATTAAAAAGAAAGACCAGTAACACGGAAGGAGCGCGAACCATTCACCTCTACCGCATCGAGTGTGCCGAAGGGGTGAATTTTGACGATACGGCAGGAAATGCCGCGAACTGTGATAAGCTGGCCGATTTTTGGCTTTTCGTTTTTCATTTGTGTTTTCTATTTGAGTTTTTCGCATTCGGGAGTCGTTCCCGTTTGCTGAAAAGAGACTCGCGCAGACTCTCGCGAACACCAAGAAAAATCGTAAAAAATAATTTCTCGCACACGCATTTATTTTATTGACTAGCCCACGGAACCGCATCCAGTGCGGCTCTGCGGGCGATTCACAAACTGAAAAAATCTTTCAAAAACATTTATGCAAAATCTCAACCTGTGATTTTTGGAATCAATTTTGCAAACGCTCGCCCATTTCAGGCGAAAGCGTTTTGCCTATTGTTTAGAATGATTCTAAACATTCAAAAACTATGCCAAGATCAAAAAGGAAATATTCAGGAATCATGCCAACTTTCAGAGCAAAATCTGATGCGAATCAGATTGCCAGCGGTTCAATTTATTGCAAGCGAATGACAGGAAAAAAGATTTCAAATCTTTTGCGCCTGCTTCGCGGCGTAGGGTAGCCACAAGAAAAAAGACTTGGCAAGCACAAAATCACGCATAGCCTAAAAAACATGGAAAAGAAAACAGGCAGGCCGTCCACATATACGCATGAAACAGCAAAGGAGATTTGCAGAATGATTGAAAATGGAATGACGCTTGTAGCAATTTGCCAGCTGCCAGATATGCCGGACATCTCCACTGTCTACGATTGGCAAGATTCGCATCCAGAATTTTCGGAATCCTACGCTCGTGCGAGACAACGGCAGGCTGATACTTTTGCAAGCATGGTTATGACGGAGGCATTCAACTCACATGACGCGCAAATAGGTAGACTACGCATCGACGCTCTGAAATGGACAGCCTCAAAACTTGCGCCGAAGAAATACGGCGACAAGATCGAGGTTGAATCTAATTCTCAGCAGAATTTTAAGATTTCTTTCTCCGTTCCAGAGCGTGACACTAGAGACAGCCTCAAAGAACTATCTGCCCCGATTGCAAGGTTAGCCAATGCCGAACCGATAGAGGCCGAAATTGTGGAATCCGAATAGATAACGAGACACAATCTCAACGCAGGTTTTTGCTTTAATCTGTCATATTGTGACAGGTTCGCGCATATCCTAATCACCGCATATTTCGCACATATCGCCAAGAGCGTATATTTTCCCCGAACTTTTCTAGACAAGTAAAACTCTTTTAGGTTCCCCAACCTAATGGAGTAGATGGAAACCATCCCATTTGATGCCATTGCAAACGCTAGAAAGCCCATGTTTGACTACGCGCAATTTTGCCCCACTATTTCCCGCCCTATGTCCCGAAAAACTAAAACTGAACTAGAAATCCTTTCCCATGCCTACGAAAAGAACCCAACACCAGAAAACTCCGCCATGTTCATCAAGACCCTAATGGATGCACTAAAGAGCAGGGAGGAAGCCATAAATGAACTTGAAAAGGGAATCCGCACGCTGGAGCTTTTTCTGGCTGAAAAAACCGATTGCGCTAGAAAGAAACCATGATAAAGCGGGAATCTATGCAATATCAAACTCACAGAGAATTTGTGCGAAAACTTTGCAAGGCTGGTTCAGTCATTGCCGAGGAACTAACTCCCGAAGATTGTCACCGCCTACATATGGCCATCGGCATCAGTGGCGAGGCTGGTGAGCTTCTCGACGCAATCAAGAAGGCTGTCATTTACCGCAAACCGCTAGACATTGCCAACATTGTCGAAGAGTGCGGAGACTTGCTTTTTTACATTGCTGGAATGCTCGACTCAATCGGTGTTGACATTGAGAGCGCGATTGCAGCGAACACCTCTAAGCTATCAATCAGGTATGGGAAAAGTTACAGCGATGCCGCAGCGATCCAGCGAGCTGACAAAGACCACGGGAGCGAAGTAAAGACAGAGAAAGAACCAGACGACGATTTTAATGAGATCGTTCCACGCGCTTGCAATCTGGACGACGAGGAGTGTGAATCTTGCCAATGAATAAGTCACAAGACTATTGGGAAGGCTTTGCAGATGGCCAGCGGGACATCGAGGCTCAGCTAGACATAGAGGAGCATTCAATCGAGCCGAACGACTTCATTCACTCGCTCGACTTGTTTGCTGGTTGGCTGATGGGATTGATTCAAAATAACGGTAGCGATGAGATAGATGACGAGGGCGCGCCGATCTACGCGAATTATTCTGATGCTACAATCGCCGGAATCGCCGCAGCATTCACATATGCCAGACTTCTGCGCGTTGTTTCGGCTTGCATCTTTCGGCTAAATCAGCGTGATTTTACAGAGGAGCATTTCCACCATGAACTAAACCATGCATTGCATATGCTGGAAACTAACAGCAAAGAGGTGCTAGACTATGAAGACTGAGAAGCAAATCACAGAGCTTGCGGAGAAATATCACAAGCTAATCTCTGGAGACCATCACAAGGATCGAGATTGCCATTGGCATATTGAAACCCGTTGGAGTTATGGCAACGCTCCTGTTTATATTGTCGAGCATAGGGGATATTTGCACGAAACGGAGCGATCCACTTTTGACAAATACGAAACGGCTTTGGCTTTTCTCCGTGATGAGTTAAAAGACGCGATAGAAATAGAGGAGTTTCACAAGGCGAACATCGACGGGATTCGCTTTCCCGATGACATCCCCGGAGAGTTGCGAGCATTTGAACTATGAACTGGCAAGAGTATGCGTTGGAGCTTGCAACGATAGCAGCGAAGAAATCGAAAGACCCATGGAAGCAAGTAGGTGCTTGTTTATTGCGTCACGACAACACAGTTGCAGGGATTGGGTTCAATGGCTTTCCAGCTGGAATGCGTGAGGATTGGGTTGATCGAGATAAACGAAGGCTCTACATCGTCCATGCTGAACAGAATGCGTTGAGATATGTTAAGCCAAATGAATGTTCGACTATTGCCGTGACTTTACTTCCATGCAATGATTGCTTGCGTTCTATTGCATCTTATGGAATCAAGACAGTGATCTACCGCGATATTTACGACAGAGACATCACGAGCATAACGCTAGCTCAGGATTTTGGAATAAAACTGATCAGACTATGAATAAATACAAAGTGCAAACACAACAGCCTGCAAATATCGTGCAGGAATTTGAGATTGAAGCAGAGGGAGAATATGAAGCACAGGAAATGGTTCAGGTGATGATAAGCAATGGAGAATTGCCTGAGCCGATTTATACCGCGACAGAAGTTTGTGGGAGAGCAGAAGTTTTTAGCGTGGAGGTTGAATGACGCAAGTAATATCAACAGGCATTTCGTTCGGCTCATGTTTGGCGATGGCCATTTCATGGGATGCGAATCATTCAATTCTATGGGCGATTCTACACGGATTCTTTTCGTGGGCTTATGTTCTTTATTTTTACTTCACCAATTAAACTATGAGATTTCACATATTGGGCTTGCCCCACACAGTCACATCAAAAGAGTTCAATGCGTGTGCATATACGCAAAAGGTTTTGAAGTTTGGGAAGATGATGACTCAGCGAGGCCATGAAGTCATCCATTACGGCCATGAGGATTCAGACTTGCAATGCACGGAGAGTGTCACGGTTTTGACGAATGATGACTTTGCGAAGTCTTACGGCTCGCATGATTGGCGGAAAACATTCTTCAAGTTCAACACGAACGACCATGCGTATCAGACTTTTTTCAAGAATGCTATTCGTGAAGTTGGAAAGAGGAAATTGAAGCATGACTTTATTCTGCCATTCTGGGGTTCAGGAGTAAGGCCGATTTGCGATGCACATCCTGACATGATTTGCGTGGAGCCGGGGATTGGGTATGCGGGTGGACATTGGGCGAGATGGAAGGTGTTTGAGTCTTACGCGATTTACCATGCTTATTGCGGAATGCAATCAGTGGGGAGTTGCAGGCAAGATTGGTATGAGGTAGTGATTCCGAATTATTTTGATGTCGAAGACTTCGACTTCAATCCCGTGAAGGAAGATTATTTTCTATACTTGGGAAGGGTCTATTCAGGAAAAGGGGTGGATGTAGCAATTCAGGCTACTGAGAGGGCAGGCGTGAAGTTGGTAATCGCAGGGCAGAAAGAAGAGGGATATAAATTGCCGCCTCATGTGGAATATGTCGGATATGCTGATGTGCCTACTAGAAAAAAATTGATGGCTAACGCCAAAGCTAGTTTCTTGCCGTCAATGTATGTCGAGCCATTTGGTGGTGTCCAGATTGAGAATTTGCTTTCTGGAACTCCAACTATTACGACTGACTGGGGTAGTTTTGCAGAAAATAATTTACATGGCATTACAGGATTCAGGTGCAGAACAATGGGTGATTTTGTGGATGCAGTCGAAAATATCGACCAGATCAAAACCAAGGATTGCCGTAAATGGGGCGAGAACTTTACTTTGGAGAAAGTTGCGCCGATGTATGAGAAGTATTTCCAAGATGTTTTGAATGTTTACGAAGGCAAAGGTTGGTATGCTGATGGAAGTGGTTTGTATGCAGGAATGAGGAATTACCCATGAACTACATTGTTTTAGGTGTTATTATTTTCTGTTTTATATCTTTTTATCTTGAAAGTAATAATATAAATAATTAATAAATATATGAGTGATTATACTTTTGAAAGTAATTACTGGGGAAGTTGTTGCAATACATTTGATGAAGATCAGAAGCATTATGTTTATGCTCGCTACATGGGGTTGACGCAAGTTGGATATTCTTTTTGTGTTAATAACAAGTCAATTATTGATATTGGTGGTGGCCCAACATCCATTCTTCTCAAGACGATAAATCTTAAGGCAGGATTGGTTGTTGACCCGCTAGAGTATCCTGCATGGACACATGAAAGGTATCGCGCAAAAGGAATTGAAGTATCCGTAATGCGCGGCGAAGATTTTGATTTTCATTATATGGAAAAGTATGATGAGGCATGGATTTACAACTGCCTTCAACATACGGATGACCCTGAGCGCATCATCAA